CGGGGTAGATGATTCGTGCGATTTCTCGCAACAGAATTTTCTGGTTCGCTCATTTGAAACATGTCAGGTAGGTCTAAAGATTAACTCATTCCTGAATACCGGTTTTTACTTGTTTTCCTTCAAGGGTTACATGAGTTTTCCTTCGCAACATTTTTATACTAGTTTGTTCTAGTTCTGCACACAGCCTATGGTGATAGGGGCATAACAGATTCTAAATTGATATACAATCAAACTCAATTTTACTGATTGATAACAGGTTCTACAATTTAAGCATTGCATTCTGCTGACAGTTCTTCTCCCTCACGAACTGACAAACGTGGATTTAACACACTGTTTTCTCAGGGTCCTTTCATATTGAAAAGCTAAGTCATCTGGTTTTCATTTTATATTATAATAGAAAACATTTACTATTATTAATTCAGAAAAACTAACTGACTTTCATCTTAGTGCGTAGGGGTTCAAACCTCATTTCCTTAAGAACGCAGTTTTAAATGCTGTTTACACAGCAAGGAAGCGTAAAGCTCCCGAAGCAGTGATAGTTCCACCGCTTGTTGCAGTCACAGTAATAGTAACTGAATCTAGTCCACCTCCACGAGATGTAACATATCCTATTCCTTTAAGCCCAATTGCTGCAATGTTCACAGCCGTTGTGCTAAAATTATCTCCACCACCTAATTGAGGTGTTCCAGCAATTCTAAGAAAACAAATTGCGTTTTGGATGGAAGTTGTTGATATGACATCTACATCATAATCCACAAGATAATTACCCGCAGGTAAATTAAAAGTGCCATTGACAACGTTAACACCAAGGCCATTAGTGACAACAGTAGCGTAATTCATCGTATAAGACACATTACTAGTTAACGCTTCTGGAGCAGTACTTACGAAAAGTCCCACTGCAGGATTTGTTGGAGCACTGTTACCAGCTTCCAACACGGGAACACTCAAGCGACACTTATATCTAACTCGAAGTTCACCAACTGGTCCGTTAACTGTTATTCCTTGTGTAGCAATAAACAGATTTCCAACATCGTAGGTTTTGATGTCTGCTAATCCAGGCAATCCTGCAGGTCTTACAAACCTGGCGATTGTGCCAACTGGATGCATTTGACTCTTAGGTAATTTCAACGTAAGATTTTCACAAGACATTCCATCACGATGCGGTTGAGTATCCTCCATCTGTTGTTTCGTGTTAGGTGGAGCGTCAGACGCATCAAAGTCAACACTAAGGATGACTTTACCAGCTTGACCCGCCGCAGCATACTCTGATACTTCTCTTTTAAAGAAAAATTCAAGTTGCTCAAATTCATATTTCTCCCATTGCTGAGCTTGCTTAGACAGCCAGGGAAAAGTTCCTGCTTGACCAGGATTAAGAGCATAAGAAGTAACATTGAAATTTGGTGCATTTGCAACAGTGATCTCACCGATATATTCTTCATTTGCGACAACAATGGAACGGGTTTTATTAGAACCAAACGATGTTCCACCAGCTCCAGAGGAGCCTCCTTTAGGTTGTTGTCGACGTCGACGATTTCGACGTTTTTGTTGCACCATAACAGTCTTGGTGACAACTTTTGTAGGCTTATTTCCCTTTGCTGGGCCTCGCCTCTGCCTACGAGGTTTCTTTTGTTTTATTTGGAGTGTTGTTTGTTTTGCACTCATTATAATGACTTCATTATCGAGCTTATTTAATCTTTCTTGCGTCTCTCGATAATTTTGGGTTGGTATAAAATAACTTTTCCTACTTGTGAACAGAGTAAAGTACACTTCATCAGACATTATAGAACTTTTTGCTACAATCCACTGGGGATTTTCTTTAAGAACATCATCATATTCTTGTAAAAGCCAGGCAATTAACTGGCGGCAAAAATTTCGATACACTAAGTCTGTCCAACCTATTTGCAAAAGATTAGTACATCTTTGTAAAGTCGTTGCTGGTGTTATTTTTGATTGAGGAGCGAAAAGTAACGATGTCATTAACTTATCGCGTGAATATAAAGGAACTGCTATCCCTTTTATAAAAACTGTATGTGCCGACAAAAAGTCCAACTCATCTGCAGCGCGTGGTGCCAAAGAGTCAGTTGTCGTAGTTATTCCAACAGTTTTCCACACTTCAATAACAGTTACAGCATTGAAGAAATCATGGCAGTCATCTGACACTGTCCATGTGTTATCATCTCCAACGAGTGCTTTAGCAGTATTATCTTCAAAGGCAACATATGATTTAAATTCATCTGGACATAATGATATCCAGGCATACGCTAAAAGTGTATATAAAATCAGTGTGTTGTCAGTAACAGTATTCACACATCCCGAGGGCATTCCTAATTTCTTCATAACAAGAAGACCTTCAGGAGTTAGGATTAACGTGTGAATTAAATTACGATAATAGGTTCTAATACGAAGAAAATTTTCTGGAGTTTTAAACTCTACAGCCAACATTTTCCAACGTAATTGGGCACATCCCCAAACAAGAAATTGGCGCAATGAAGAATCATATTGTGACTCATCCAAAGCATATCCATTTTTAAAAACATTAAGTTTTAAATATAATTTGTTCCAATTTCCTTTTAATGGTGACATACCTATTGAAGAAGAAGTAACAGTGTGAGCAGCATACATTTTCTCATTTTGATCTACAAACAGTCGATTTCCTTGGACTGTTGCATCTGTTGCTCCAGCTGTAAATGTTCTCAGAGAGTTCTCAAGTATCTTCTCCTGAGGTCGTAATTCTTCTTTAAGCGAAGAAGAGAAGATCGTAGTCCACAACGGGTCACTACCTAATGCCTCCCAATCTTCTTCTAACCACTCCATAATTGTTGTGTCAGAGTCAAATAGTTCTCGTTTTGTTGAATATTCTCTATTGAAGGGAAAACCACTTGATGAAGACATATCTAATCGGTCAACAGCTTCTTGAAGGGACACTATTCTTGAATTTCCCATATAGGGAAAGAAATGTCGTTCTGTCCACTCCCAAGCTAAATTCATATTTTTAATTTGTTGTTCCGTTAGTCTAACTTCAACTTTACCATATTTTGCCAGCGATTTATAAGCCGCTGCCTCATTAGGCACTGGTAAATTCCAGGCTGGTGATAGTTGAATTTTCTCCTGATCTAAAAACATTTTTACTTGTGGATCAAGTCCCCGACGATTTTTATATCTCATTTGTCTTTGGGTAAATGCCACATAGGAGAAGTAGTCTTCTGATATTAATTTTTCATGCATCTCTGACACATCGAATGATCCCCATATTATTTGTCTCCCCTCTGGTAACACATATTGTGCTGGGTATTTCAACCAGAACGGGGAGTTTCTCTCTACCAATTCTAAGGGGAGGGGGGGCGTAACTGAAAATCCATACCAACATGTACTACTGAGCTTCCATGTTTAGCGAATTCTATCAATTCTTCAGTTACTTTCTCAAATCGTCCAAACAATTTTCCATCTCCATGGGTCCAGAATCCTACGATTTGTCCGTTCTCATTCAAAACGGGAGATGTACAGTCTCCATCACGAGTTTTGGCATTACACCATCCTTCAGGACTAGCAAACCCTGTCACCGCGTCAGGTGAATCAAGAGTCCCATTTCCATATCCGAAAACTGTTACAATACCAGCTGTGTCCAACACTTTTAAACTTGTGCATTTAAAAGGGGACGCATATCCATTCACAGGAAAACAAGCTAACTGGTCACCAAAAGTCATCATCTCTGAACCTTTAAAATCAAAGGTTGCTACATGATTTGTAGCACGATAATTGGCTCCAATATTTTCACTCATACAATGTAACACAACCCACATTTTGTTCCCAACATGCGTACCTGTGCAACAATATCTAAATTGTCCATCAACCTGCTGGTAAAATTTATAAATTCCAGCAGATAAGCTCTTAGGATTAAAGGCTTGTGGTTTGAGTGTTACTAAACTTGCATTTTTAGCAGCATTGACAAAGTTCATAATGTCAGTGGCTTTAGCTTGTACTGGTTGTTTTGATTTACGAATTTTATTGCGGACTAGCGCCTCATTAGGTTGCTCTTTTACAACGATGGCTGCTTGTCCTGGAATCTTTTTAACTCCAGCTTTTCTCTGATGCCCAGGGAAAACTCCTTTCTGTGTTTTAACATACTCTTTCTGAGTCTTTTCAGAATGTTTTCTACCTGTTGGAACATACAAATTATGTTCATCATAGTCATCCATATACTTGGTGTCATCATCACTTTGAGATTCATCCAAGTGTTGGAAATTTTCTTGACCATCATCTCCACCAGATTGCACAATAAATTTACGTTTACCTTTTGTTCTACGTGCACCACCACGTCGTTTTCCTCCTTGTCGGTTTTGTCCCTGACATGAGGCAGTTAATACGACATCTTCTGGTGGGGCATTTATGGTTTTCATTGCATACATAAAAACTCCTAAGACAAACAAATACTTTAGTAATGCCTTTCCGTTTCCATTTGCTTTACACCATGCTACAAATATTGTTAAATATCCTTTTGGATCCACTTCACTGGTGATAAACTGACGTTTATTCCACCAATGTGCTCCTGGTATTAAATTAATCCAAAAACTGTTATTAATTATCTTAGCAGTTTCTCGATTCTCTCCCCAAGAGGGGGCTACCATAAGCCTAATACTGTCGGGAATTGTCAAAATTTCACTCCACAGCCATGCCAAATAGGATTTCTGAGGTGGTTCACTTACAACGCGAACATTACCTTTAAGATCAATCAATTCATCTGGTTCTTCATCCCACATTTCTGCGAATGACTTCACATAATCGGCAAAATACATTTCATAAGTATCTCTCAATGAAAAACAATTTTCACCGTACGGAAAACCCTGAACTGGTAAGTCCACTTTAGCTTGTATATCAGCATACGTGTCCTCATCTAATCTTTCTCTAACTTTGCAGTCTAGATCACTTTTATCTCCAATTCTTGAAGTCTGAGCTTGTAGAACATCAGCAACGATTAACTCCTCTGTGTCTGATTCTTCACTTGTATCTACATTGACATCTGGAACTTTTGCTATCGACAAAAATTCATTTAGTGAAGAATACACTGTACCTTCATAATATATTCGTCCAGATCGTATTTTCCAATTTTCAGCAAACCAATCTGCCAAAATGTCTTGTGGCACAGCCATAGCTTTCTTAAGCTCGGGACCATAACGAATCATGAACATAGGATTATCAATATTATAATTGAATTCCACACGGTATATTATGTGTTGACGAGTGTACATTGCCATCACATCTTCAGCGGACATCTTTGGGGGAGAGTATGAGGGAACATTTTCAACCTTCACACTTTTTCCTTTCGAAGGATCTATTTTATTGGGGCGATTAACTATTACTTCCATTTTATTAGTTGCTTCTCTCACATCAGAGAGTGCATCATCCATAGCTTCTGCATCATCCATATCTTCCTTCTGTCGTTGCCATTCATGCATATCCTGAGGTAAATCATCAAAATTAAAATTTCCACTAAACCATTTCTTGATCAGTGAAAGAACCCAGGTTGCATAAGGTATTTGTTTTAGAACCGAAATTATTGGTTCCAGGTGTTTGAGGACTTTCTTTGCTCCCATTAAAGGTGCCAAAAGAAGAATGCATAATGATAATAGTCCTGACACAAACATCCCGGCGCGATTAGCGTCTTTTCTTAAACCCTGCGGTTTTAAATTAACTTCAGGGAAAGCCACAGTAGTTGTTTTAAACAAGCCACATACACCCAAAATGACAGAAACGCTGTTCAAAAATAAACTTACTTTCATATACCATTTCATGGCATACTGAACCCGTGCTATTTCTGCTTGAGTGAAGCATTTAAATGCTTTATATTCTTGTGCTGTAAATTGCTTTCCAGTCATATACTCATGCATTGCAAAACTTTTAAATAATATATATTCTTTGCGTGTAAATTTGCAAAATGCTAATAAGAGTAAAAACAACTTATAAAAACCATAAAAGGTCACTATCATTAAAAATGTAAACACATAATTATAAGTTGCCACAGAGTTTGCTATTATGATGTCAGCTTCTGGCGTTGCAGCCGAAGCACCTGTAAATAATGCGAACATCATAATAAACATGCTATGATCGATGGTAAATCCATCTCGAGTAGGGCGAACACATGCTCGGTATATTTCACCTAATTGTTGAGGTGTTAACAAATCATTAAAATCATGTTGAGAGGAGGGGAAGTGCAATACTTCTACCTGGTCCTCAGGCGCATTTCCAGTGACCGCAATCGTGCCAGTCATCTGGGGTCCAGCTGATTCCTCAGCCGTAACTCCGTTCTGGAGGTGGGCGTCCTCTTGGCCGCCATAACCCGAC